ATTCAATGCTAGCCAATACCTATCCAGCGTAGTTAGTCTACTTGGTTGTAGGCTAACAGGTGGCAAATCGGAATTTCCGAGACCACCGGGTACCCCAGAGAAATATCGAGGATCAACATAATCGTTGAACCAAGGTAATAACTCTGAGAGAACCAAACGAACCTTCTTGTCGAAGGTTGCAGCTAACTCAATCAGCTCCAGGTAGTTAGCCTGGGTTGGTTGAAGAAGCTGTCTCGTGGTACCACCCTGGGAACCATATAGGTTCCTATGGATGATACCCGCTTGGTCCACCAAGGAATCCAGGATCTTTTCATTCCTGACTCCGAAGACTCGTTGAGTATTACACTCTAACTCCATAAGGGAACTACCCTTATAAGAGTAACCGAGTCCGAGGGGAGAAGAACAGTGTTTGATTCTATCAAACACTGCCTTCTGTTTTCGGGAAAGTAAGATTCTAGATCGCTGTCCCAGTTGGCGGGCAATATCAATAAAATTGTTATTGCTCACCTCACGCCACTTGAATTGTGACGTAACTGCTTTACTGGTAATAACTTTACCAGCAAATTCACAAATCTGGTTAGAGCTAATGCTCTTCTCAGAAGAGTGAGGACAGCCCCAATCTGCTAGGACGTCTAAATAGTTTCGATGAAGTGTGTCATCTAAGATGACTACATCATCACCAAGAACAAAGAAATCTTTGTTCCATTTACAACCATTTAGATACCAGAGCAACAAACCGTGGCTTGCTGTAAAAACAGCAAAGCTAGGATATAATCCTAGCGGCTGGCCTCGGTTCCAACGGACAGCACCAATTGGTGAAATCCATATGGATCTTGATACATCCTCAAATAAGGATATATCAGGAATGTTGCCAAACAGGGCACGCATGCACATTGACTGAAATTCCAAAGGAAAATAGTCAGTTGCAGACGACAAATCCACAGAGTGGATCTGTAAGCCTTGTTTCAGATTGGCCTTGAGAACTGGTATAGGTTTTGACTGATCATGGGTACAATCCCATGGGAGCTTACGACTAACAAAGTCGTAAGTTGCTTTCCCAAAATGCTGTAAAGCAAGTTGGTACAAGACAAAGGGTGAGGCTACGCTCCGTAGCTTACCACCTGGCTCTTGAATGAAAGCAATCTTTCCTCCGAGACATTGAGACATATCACCATTATCCGGTACAAAAGGTACCGAAATGGGATGTGCATCCACGCCTTTAAGAACAGGATCAAACAAGCTCCTGTACTTATTGGTAATGGATAAGCCCCAGTCTGATGTCATAAAGACATCGACATCCTTCAGGATATTACTATCCTGAGGTACCGAGCGTAAGCCACTTGAAGGCTTGCGCTTAGTTGGGGATCCTCTGTAGAGAGCGATGGAAACTTCGCTACTCCGTCTCACAGTCTGGCCTCCAAATGTTCGCTTGATACATTTTGAGATTGTATCAAGGTCCTGTTTATTTAAAACAGGAGGCGCTGCGCGGAGGGCTTCACTGAATTTCTTCAGTTGGCCATCTGTCGTTTTACTGTATACAAATACAGTATAACACATCAGAGTTTGAACAACCTTATGGAAGTTCTTCTCTGATCTGTCTGCCCAACGGAACAATCCGCCAAGGCAGCCGGCAATGTCGCCCTTACGGTTCTTTCGAACCCAAGTAAGTGAGGGCAACCCCGCACGACGTCGGTAGAGATCGACTTTAAGAGACTTCAGTCTCTTAATAGTCCA